AAAATTATCTAAAAATAATTCACTTTAACAATGACTCGCTACGAAGGTCCATGACCCTGTTAACGGCCTTGTATAAAGCGGAACTATCCCAGAATCACCTATTATCCATAAGTGACATAGTAAACCCAATCCTATATATGATCAATTTCCAGGAGACCAGGGGTCCTCAAGAGCTGATGAAGCTGTCGAAGGCCTCTAGACAAATGGTCTTATCATTTATAGCGAATGGTAACTGTATCAAAGATGAGACAATTTGAATCAAAACAGATGGTCGTGGTATGCCTAAATGGCTCGGTAAGTTAAAAGACCAAAAGGTCTTAGACGATCCGAAAACATTAAAGTTTACCTTGACCGTTCTATATCTGACCAGGTGACTAAAGTTTGAAGGTACTGCGGACCTCGACCTAATTAGGAACACGGGACCAGTATCAATAGATCCAGAATTCACCAAATGGTTAAGATCAGACGGTAACCCTCTTAGAGATTTACCAGAGAATTATAATCATTATCCTGTAGAATACTTCTCAAGTACTAAGGCTGGACCGCAAGGACCAGCACTTATGTCCTCCCTCAAGGATCTATACTCTCTTCCAGATGATTACAAGTCTAACCTTATCTTATTGAAGAATAAGATAGACACTGACTCAGAGATTGCGCCTTTGCTTGATCGGGAACTACCCGACATGGGCGAGAGCACTCCCTCTAAGGGATCATTTCGGAAAGTAGAAATCATTGATGACAAAGAAGGAAAGAAAAGGATTATCGCTATTCCGGATTATTGGACACAATGTGTGATGAGATCAATACATAAATCCCTCAATGGGATATTACGTTTGATCGAACCAGATTGCACCTTTAACCAAGATAACTTTAAACCTATCCTGAAATTCTTTGGAGAAGCCCCATTCTCCTCTATTGACTTGAAATCAGCCACAGAACTAATGCCTGCGAACTGACAAGCAGAAGTTCTAAGCTGGTTAACAAGAGATAAGGAGTTTGGTAACTTGTGATTGTGAATTATGTGTCACTATGAGTT